TTATAGCCGATACCCCCTTGATTTGTCAATCATTTTTTGTATTTTCGCCATGTTTCGTAAATTGCAAGAGTTAATTTCAAAAAATCCGAAAAATTTTTCAGCTCAGCGATGCCACAAACTCGTCGAACAGCATCCCCGCCGTCTTTCCGCCCAGGAGCTTGCGCGGATAGTTGTTCATCCAGTCCTGCACGGCGCTGATGTCCTCGTCCGGAACGGCGTCCAAGTCTGTCCCCTTCGGGAAGAACCGGCGGAACATCCGGTTCTGGTTCTCGTTGGTGCCGCGCTCGTTGCTGCGATAGGGATGGCAATAGAAGACCTGCGTGCGCTGCTCGCCGGTCTCTTTGCTCGTCATCATTCCCTCGTAGTCCATAAACTCGCTGCCGTTGTCCACCGTGATCGTCTTGAAGATGCGGCTGAACTTGTTGCCCCAGCGTCGCTCCAGCTGATCGAGCTTTTCCACGACGCACTCCATTGTGCACGCCGCCATCGGCAGAACCAGCTCTGTCCGCATCGCGCGTTCCGATAGCATGAGCGCACACTTGTGGCCATTCTTCTTTCCTTTCACCGTGTCCATCTCCCAGTGTCCTTCTTCCTTCCGCTCATCGATCTCCGGCGGCCGGTTCTCAATGCCTTCTCCTGGCGCCTGCCGTTTGGCCTCGCGCACCTTCTTGTATTCCCGCTTGTGCTCGCCGCGCTGCGGCAGGTCTTTGTTCGTGATGGAAAAGAAAACATCCCCGCTGTTGATGTAATTGTAGATCGTCTTCTCGCAGATGTCCACGTCGAACTTCAGCCCGCGCAGCTTGATCTCCATGATGACTGCCGCCGGGGAGTAGTGTTCCCGCCCAATCTTCTGCTCGATGAAATCATGCAGCGCGAAGTCGTGGCCGAGCTTAATCATGCCGCCTTTCGCCCGCTTGTTCTTCTCATACTGCGCCTGCGCGATGTCCGCAGAGTACCGCCGCTCTGTCGTTAAGTTGCTCAGCGTATGCTCATACCACACCCCGTCGCGGCGCAGCTCGCGCCAGATGGTCTGATAGGTGACGTGCAGCCGGTCTGCGATCTGCTGGATGCTGGCTTTCTCGCGCAGCATCATCTCGATTTTGATTCTGTCTCTGTACTGCAGGTGCTTAAACGTCCGCTTCATCTGTTCCATCTGTCCGGCCTCCTATTGCCATTTCTTGCTTTTTATTCTAAAGCTGATTAAGCCGAAATGTCAAGCCGTCAAAAAAGACCTCCCTGCTGCGCAGCAGAGAGGTCTATTCTTTTCCCAGCAGCCAGTCCGTGCTGACGCCCAGCACACCGGCGATGACCGGCAGTTCGAAGTCCGGCACCACGCGCTTCCCAGTTTCAATTCTGCTCACTGCCATCTGCCCAATCTGAAGCCCGGCCAGCTGCAGCTTCGCCGCCAGCGTGTCCTGGCTCATTCCAGCCTTTATCCGCGCCTCACGCACCCGCTCGCCGCATAGGTTGAACCGTCCGTCCAGAGTATAGAGCCGCACCGCTCCGCCTCCCTATAATCATCTTTTGCATAATCTTGCTTGAATTTAACATATCTTCGTGGTAATCTTATAAAAAAGATGATTAAACTGAAAATTTTGTGGAGGTGCGACTATGCCGCTCTTAATAGCGCTCCTGATTCTCGCGGTCTGTGATCTGCTGTATCAGCGCCGTGTCTATGCCCGACAGTCCGTCCGAGATCGTATTCTTGCTGTGCTGGACGCGCTGTATGCCAGCGCAGAGTCATTCCCTTATTACGACGTAAAGCCCTATGTGCTGTCCTGTCTTGAGGAATATGGGGGGAAGAACAGTAATACTTTGCAGCACAAATACACACGGCAGGATGGATGCACATTCTCCGCCTCTCCTTCGACGCCAGTCTTTTTCGTGTTCGTTTGCCTCGGCATGTACGCCGTTGACTACGATGACTGCAATCTGCGTGCGTACTGCGATGCGCACATCCTTGATGCCAGCCGCGCCGGAAGGTCATGCTGGTAACTCCGTTTCGCATAGAGCGCCACCAGGTCTCCCTGGCGGCGCTCTTTCTATGTCCATCTGCTAGTCTTCCTGCTTTGCCTTCTCGCGCTCCGCGATCACCTGGCTGCCCACGCGCTCGCTGTACGGATTGTTCTTCGCGCTCTTGCTTCCGGTGAACAGCTGCCAGAGCACGGCCCACATCTCGTTTGTCAGCTGCTGCGGCCCGTCGCCGCCCGGCAGCATAATGCCGCTGTGTCCGTTCAGCGCATCGATGGCGTTCTCGATCTCTTCGCCCTTGTAGCTGCCGTTCCCATCCTCGTCGAACTGCGGCAGGATTTCCTTCAGCTGCACCCACGTTCTTGCCTCGATGCCGTAGCTGTCGGCGATCTCGTATTTCTGCTTTGTCGAATCCTTCATCACTGCGAGCAGTGCGTCGCGCTGCGCACTGGTTCCATCCACCGCGTCGATGGCTGCCCGCCACTTCTGCACGTCGGACACGGTTTTCTTTCCCTCTTCCGGCGCAAGCTCTGCCATACCGAGCGCCACGTCCTTTGCGCTCTGTGCGTCCAGCCCGCCATCAATCGCGTCCAGATACTTGTCCACGGCTCCTGCCAGCTTCAGCTCCAGATAGTCCGCCATCTCTGCGCCGGTTGCCAGCACGTCGTCCGCCTTCTGCGTTGATGTCTTCACTTCGTAGTCGTCGAAGACAGCTGCCTTTGCCTTCTCCCCGGCGTATTCATACAGCCCGCTCAGCATCTTCTCCCGCGTCTCGTCGTCCGCCGCCTGGAACACGTCACTTGCAATCAGCTCCTGCAGCCTGCTTCCGACGGCGCCGCTCCATGTCTTGTCGTAGACCTGCTTCTGATAGGCCGAGAGCTTGCGGTCTTCGCCGTCAACGCTGATGCTGCCCGGCGTATCGGACGGAACCGCCTTTGTGAACCCGCTTTCGTAAAGGGACGCAAGCGTTTCGTTCGTCGTCTCGTCCGTCTCCACGCGCCGGTTGTGCAGGGTGTCGCTGATCTTGCGTTCCAGCTCCGCGCCGCGCAGGCCCTTCATCTGGTTTTTGTTCGCCGTGGCCAGCGCATCGTCATAAGCCGCCGCAAGCTCCGGCGAGGCCCAGCGCACCGTGCCGAGCAGATACGCCTCCAGGTTGTTGACCGAGATGCCCGGCAGGTATGTGGCCGCTGCAGCCGCCAGGTCTTTGATGCCGCCGACAATGTCACCGCTGTGCCGGTGCAGGTATTCACCCAGGCTTCCGCCGTTTTTCACGACGTCCGCTGCGTCCCTCAGCACATCCAGACCGTTCTGCCCCTGCTCCACGATGGTCTCCACAACGTCGGACAGCTGCTCCAGGCCCGGCGTGTCGATGCCGTACCACTTGTCGCCCGTAATGATGTTGCCGATGACGTCCGCAAGTTCTTCTCCGTAGGTGACGATACCAGCCAGGTCTCCCACCAGCCCCAGCGCCATTTCCTTTGCCACGCTTCCTGCTGTAAGATTCCCGTCCTCGTCGCGGTACGCCTTGCCCTTGCGCTTCCAGAGGTTCATCAAGAACTCGATACCCTGCGCCCAGATGTATCCGCCGACGGCTGCCAGGAACGCAACGCCCAGCCCGCGCTTGGCCTTGTTGTAATTCTCTGTGTCTCCGATTCGCTTGTAGTATTCCGCCTCACCGGCACGCTGCCGCAGCGCATTGTAGGTCTGCGAGCTGTCCGACTTGAACATCGTAAACGCCCGCGTCACCGGATTCTTGCTCTTGCGCAGCGTGCCCTGGTGCATCTCGTCCGAGGTGGACTGACTTCTCGCCACCGCTTCGTTGAATACTTCTGCAACCTTCTGATAGAACGGGCTGCTGCCGCTGTCGATCTGCTCCTGGCTTCCGGTCTCCAGCTCCGGGAACTCAGCTCGTACCTTATTTTCCGCCCACGGCCACAGCACGCTCGCGGCCCAGCCGTCCATGGCGGTGATCGCTCCGCCGCCGAAGATAAAGTTCGTGAACTTGTTTGTCTGTGTCCAGTTCGGATTTTCCTTCAGCTGCTTGGTCTCCGGCGTAGAATAGCCCAGCGTTCTCCAGTCCAGCTCCTGCGTGTACTTCTCAATCAGGCTCCGGTCGATGCGCTTTACCTGTCCCGGCGACGGGAAGTTCTTGAAGTCCAGCCACGCACCCGCCAGTGGAATCGAACCCAGCTGCTTAAAGACGATGGATGGGTTTGCCCCGAACACGGCGCCGATGTAATTGCTGAAGACTTTTTCTGCGCCCATGCTCACGCTGTCGCGTGTGCTGGCGGCCCCGCCCTGCAGCGTCTGCACCAGGTCTTGGATGTACTTCAGGCTTTCGTCGCCCCAGTCGTGGGTGATAATGTCCGCCATGGAGTTTTCCCGCTCGCTCCAGTTGAGCAGTGTCTGCCAGTTTCGTGCCGGAATCGCCATGCCCACGAACCGTGCTGTCTGCTCCACATGGCGCTCAAAGGCGTCGAAGGCGCCGATGTTGTAGCTCGGATTCTTGGAGAACTGGCGGCTCTTCAGATTGCCGACGCCTTCTGCCGTTGCGTCGTAGACACCCAGCTCGCTCTTGGTGTAGTTGGAGTTGGTGTAGATCGGCGTATAATTTTTGCTCACAGCCTTGTCGTACCCGTAGAGAATGTTGGAAACGCGGTTGATCTCCTTCTTGGCAAACACGTTGTAGTATTGCTCCAGCGCCTGTGCCAGCTCCTGTTCTTCCGGCGTTAAGCTGCCGACGATTGCCTTCACGGTCTCCGGCGCCATGCGTACAGTCTTTCCCTGGGCGAAGGCCTTGCGCCGCTTGCCCTGGCTGTAGAGCGTTTTGTCGGCGAAGGTGCGGCCGCCTTCCATGTGCCGCAGGTTTTCCGTGCTCTTGCTCTCCAGGTACATGTGCACCTTCTGTGTCGGCGTCATCCATACCGTGATCGTGTCCCCAAACTTCGGCGGCTTGCCGACCTCCAGTGCGCCGACCAGCTGCGGAATCTTCACCTCGTACCAGATGCCGTCGTCTCCCTGGCCGTCTGCCTTCTTGGCCCAGTCTTCATGCTCCGTCAAGAACTCGCGCAGCTGCTTTGTGGCGCTTACCGTGTAGTCGCGGATGTCCCGCTCGCCCTTCTCCAGCTGCTTGGCCATGGAGTACCACGCGCTGTTCGGGTTCCAGCCTGCCATGCGCTGCATCACGTTCATCGGAGAGAGCTGTTCCTGGTTGAACAGGCTGTCCAGCTTCTTTCCCTGGCGCGCCGCTTCGCCTGCCTTCGTCTGTGCGCCAAAGTCCAGCTCTTTCTTGCTGTCCGTGTAGACCTCTGCGAACAGCCGGTTCATGTCGTCGTTGATGACGTTGTTCCGGTTGTAGAACTCCGTCCGCAGTCCGACGGCTGCCTTATACAAATCCTGCAGCGCGTTCAAATCCATGTCCGCGATCTTCTTGTTGTCCAGGCGGTGAACGATCTTCTCCAGCTCTTTCGACGGCAGGAAGTTCGGGTCGTTTTCCTGTGCGTCCTTATACATCTCGGCCAGGTCTTTCCACGTCGCGTCGTATTTCTTGGAATAGCGCATCTCGTTTGCTGCGCTCACTGCGTAGATGTCCAGGTCTCCGAGCACCTCGTCCCAGGTTCCCTGCAGTTCCTCCGGCGCCCGGTACTGATTCTTGGCCAGCCACTGCAGTGCCTTCAGCGTCTTCTTCTGCTGCTCCTTCAGCTCGCGGTATTCCCGCTGCCGCTGGCTCATCTCCTTGCGCTGCTGCCGCTCCTTCGCGCGGCTGAGTGCTTCGCGCTGCCGGGCGGCTGCCGACTTCTCCCGCTCCTGCGCGATCTTCACGCCGGTTCTGTCTCGCAGATGAACCTCCAGCTTTGCTGTCCGCGTGAACGTGCGCAGTGCTTCGTCCATCTGTCGCTCGATGTTATCCAGGACTTCGTCTTCCGAAACATATTCCTGCCCGGCCAGAAGAGCGGTGTACTGTGCCAGGCTCATGTTCTGGCTCTTGCCTTCTTCCGCCGTCTGCACAATGTTCTCCAGAATCTCCCGGCTGTCCAGATCGTCCGCATGGAACATCCCCGGCAGCGTGTCTGCAAGCTCTGCGTTGACCATGTCGATACCAGCTGCGCTCGTATCGTTTACCAGCATAACGCCTGCTGCAAATGCCTTCTTCCGGAAATAGCCCCAGTCGTCTCCGAACTCATGCTTCACGCTCTCCGGCACATAGATGCGACGCCCCGCAATCTCCGACCGTGCCTGCTGCAGATACTCATCCGCTGCCACTTCCATGACGCCTTCTGCATACATCCGGTCGAAGAAGGCGTCCCGGTCTTCCTGCGTCAGTTCGCCGTTCTTGAGCATCCGGTCTGCCAGGCCGTCGATGATCTGGTTGATCTCTGCCCGCCGTCCTTCCGGAATGGAGAAGATGCCCTGCATATCCTGCCGCAGATTCCGCTTTGCAATGATCGGCAGACTTTCTGCTACCGGCTTCGTCTCGTTCTTCTTGCGCGGCTTTTTCTCCTTCTGCTCAGGCTCTGCCGGTTTGCTCTCCGACGCCTGCTCGATCTCGCCGCCGGTTTCTGCCTGCGGTTCGTCCACGGAGAAACGCATACCCTTCAGACTTCTGGCGATCTCCATGCGCTGCTCGTCGTTCCCGGCCTCGTACTCGATGACGTTCAAGCCCGCCGCCTTCATTTTCTCCAGCCGTTCCGGCGGGCAATCATCCGGCGCAATGCAGACCGGCTCGTCGAATGTGACCACGCGCTGCGGCTTTGCCTCGAAATATCCCGTCGGCATTTCTGCCGCCTGGCGGTACATACCGGCAATCTCCGTGGCAAGCCCGCCGTCGATGTCATACCCCTGCCTGCTGAAGGCCTGCTGGATGCGCATGGCGTCCTGCCCGGCGTTCTCCATGAGAAGGCCCGCGATCTCATCCATGTCATAGCTTCCGGCCGTCTTCTGCACATCTGCAACGATGCCCCCGATGCGCTTGTCCAGCTCCTGCAGCAGCCGGTTATATTCCTCTTCCGGCATATTCTGCAGGCGGCCCTCGTCTGCATGGATGGCGTCCACGCTTTTGTATCTCGGCGTCGCGACAGATAAGATTCCCTTGGCGCCCACGCCCCAGTAGCTCTCGCCCCTGGCGCTCGCCCGGTTCATCGCTTTTACGATGTTCTCCGCCGTGTACGCGCCGTGCGTTTCCCGGAAGCTCCTGCGCTTGCCGGAAGCCGTGAAGCGTTCCTTCCCATTGTAGATGCCCGGCTCACCCAGCACGCCGCGAATCTGTCCGCGTACCCACGCCTCGACGTCTGCATCGTCCACCGCCTCGCGGAGCTTATCCTGCGTGGCATAGCGGTCTACGCCGTCGCGCGTCTGGCCACCGTCTTCATAAAGCGCTTCTGCGTTCCGGATGAAATCCTCTACACGTGCGTCGCTGATCTTGTCCCGCTGCCGTGCAGTGCGCGTCTCGCGCAGCTCCGGCCTGCGGCTGAGCGCATATTCATGGTCTGCAATCCAGGAGGCCATGATGCTCTCGCGTGCCGTTTCCAGCTCTGCCGCTGTCAACCGCTCGCCGGTCTCCAGCTTCACATACAGCTGCGCCAGCTCCTGTGCGCCGATTTTCTCCGTGTACTCCTGCAGCGCCAGATTGCCGAAACTATCCCAGACTTTCTCCTTCAGTACAGGCTCGATGTCTTTGCCTTGCTCTGCAAGATATGCAGCCCGCACGGCGTCGTCTCTGGCCAGCTGTTTTGCAAGCTCCGCTTCGTCCATTCTGGCCACTTCGCCCACGCGGCCGCTGATGACGCTGTAACGGGAGAAGATGCCGCCCGCCACCTGGTTTGCCAGCTGCGCGATCTTCTGCTCTGCGGCGCGTCCGGCCTCGTAGTTCACCTCCCGCTCGACGATTGCGTTTGCTGCCGTCGGCGTCCAGGCGTCTGCCCCGTAGACCTTGTTGCGCCGGTCTGCCTGCGGGTCGATGCTCTGGCGAGGGAAGACCAGCGTATAGTCTCCGTATTGCGTATGCCCCTGGCTCGCCTTCACAATGGCGACCGACGGCGATGGGATAGCGCCGAGCTGCAGCATACTGTCCATCTTCTTGCCGTCCAGATTGTGAATGGCCATCAAGTCCTGCGTCTGCTCAACCGGCTCGTCCAAAGAGAACCAGGCCTTGACAGGCAGCCGCTTCTCTGCTACACTGGCCTCAGAAGCATCTGTGGGCACCCTAACAGGGCGGTTTTCCGCTTTAGCTGTACCATTCTGGTACTGACGGGGAGGCGCAGGTGCTTTCTTTTCGTTCTCATTCAGCTGGATGGAGTACACAAATTCTCCATCCGGCTTTTTCCGTACATTTGCCAGCAGGTCATAGACCCGTCCGTCGATTTGCACGGTCTTCACGAAATATTCCCAACCTGTAAGTCCCTGGTGCGCTTCGGATGTTTTGCCCTGTTCTTTGCCGCTTCCGCCGTGCTCTGCGTTTTCGACCAGATCAAAAATGTTCCCGTCCGCTCCTGTGTTGATCTTCGCCTTCCAGCCTCTTGGCGAAGACTTCTTATCGCCGTAGACGTTCTTCCGCAAATCATTCTCATCGAATGTCGCGTAATAGACTTCACCATCTCGCGCTGTGAACTTCGCTGTGCGGCCTGCGTATTCATTCCGCATGATGTCCATAAAGGCTTCCATGCGCTTCTTGTACGGCAGCTTGCGGACGGCCTCGCTGGTTTCATACACTTCAGTCCCGTCGTCCGTCTTTCCGACGTAATCCAGGCTGTCGCTCAGATCGGCATAGACCGTGTTCTCATCAGCTCTGGCAGGCGGTGCCGCGCGGCGCTGCTCCGGTGTCAGCTCCCGGCGGCTGGCTGCGTCTCGCGCTTCAATCTCGCCTGCGGTATTGCGGTAAAGATCGTAGCTGTCCATCCCCACGCCGTTCTGAATGTCAATGATGCTGTCTTCCAGCTCTCCGATCTTCGCTTCAATGGCGTCGTCTTCCGCCGTCCACCGGTTCAAATCCCACGGCAGCTGTTCTTCCAGCCTGGCGATCTCTTCCCGGATGTCCGCAATTCTCGCTTCCTTCGCCTCGTCCCGGTGCTGCTGCCAATACTCCGGCGATGCGCCGCTCGCAAACCCTTCTGCCTTCTGAATGGCGTGCTGGATTTCGTGGATGATCGTCGCCTCTGGTGCCGAGCGCAGCTTGCTGTCCAGCGCGATCTTGTTCTCGCTTGGAGAGAAATAGCCCTGCGTATTGCCCGGCAGCTCCTTGAACTCTACACGCACGTTGCGCAGCTGTGGGTACGCCTGGAACAGTTCCTCGTGATCGATGACGTCCTCCAGTGTGGCGTTCCCGCTTTCCACGCGCTCGCTCAGCCGCCCGTACTCTCGGCCCCAGGTCTTGTCCAGCTCCTGAAGACGCTCCTGGTCTTCCGGCTTCCACGCTTCTGCAGAACCGGTGAGCATCTTGTCCACGAGCTTCTGATATTCCGCATAGTCCGGGTGGCTCCGACTGAAGGCTGCGTCTCCTCCGCGATGATACTTCATCTTGCTGTCGTCGATCTCGAAACGCAGCTTTCCTTCCATGCCGGTGTGCCAGCCGGTTTCCTTTCGCACGCGCTCATCGTCTTCACCCTGCATCTGAAGCTCCTGTGCGTGGGCGAGTGTCTTCTGATCTGCCGTGTTTGCGTTCACGCCGCCGTAGCTGTAGCGCTCTGGCGGCCCAGTCCTGCGCTGTGTCGCCGCTGCTGTCTCGCTGCCCGGCGTGGTGACCTTCCGCTCCTGCAGAACCGCCTGCGCCTCGCTGCGGTACTTTTCGGCGTGGGCGCCGAAGAAGTTGATTCCTGCGTAAGCGTCCGCGCAGATTTCTTCTTTGACGATGCCGTAAGCCTCGGCCACTTCCTGCCCGGATGCGTGTTCCGGCAGATCGTACACACCGCGCAGGTTCTTGAGGTACTTGTCCATTATCGCGTCGAACTCTTCCCGGCTGTACTGTTCGACGATGGCCCGCTCGATCTGCCGCACAAGCCCCGGATTGTTGGCCGCGTAATCATGGAAGGCCTCGTGGTCTGCGATCTGGTCGATGTTCAGATAGCGGTGGTCTGCCTGGATGATGATGCCGTTTTCTGTGTAGACGCCGCGTGCCGCGCTCACCGAGCCATCTGCCTGGCGGATGCGGATGGAACCGAGCACATACGTCACCGGTTTCCCGGTCTCATAGGAAATGCGCTGCGCCGTCTGCTGCATCTGCGCATCCCAGTGAGATTCCGGCATGACCTGAATCTCGCGTTCCTCCGTTCCGTTCGGCAGGCCCAGGCTCTGGCTGCTTACTTTTTCGAGCCGTAGAGTTCGTCCAAGATTCTCTCTTTCAACAGCTGTTCTGCCCTGGTTAAAGGTGCGTTGTGGTCTGCCTTCTGCCAGGATTCCACTCTGTCCGCCGGTACTCTCACCGAGAATCCGTCCGCCGTCTCCATCAGGTAGCTGCTCGCTCTGCTGTTCTGTGCCTGGCTGCTGCCCGGCTGGAAGCTGTTCTGTGCCATTGTTCATTCCTCCTTCATGCGTTGTTGCTTCATTCTGTACGCCGGGCTGCTGGCTCCCTGGCACCTGCTGCGCGGCAGTGTTGACCGGCTGCTGATTTTGTGCCTGCACGTTTCCGGACACGACCGCTTCGATGTCCGCGTCCGTCATCTGCCGCATGACGTTCTGCACTTCCGGGAAAGAAAGCAGCTTGCTGAGAACTTCGCCATCTGTGATCTGCCCGCGATAGAACGCCTCAATGCCGCGTGCCATCGACTGTGCGCGTTTTCCGCTCACGCCCATGGTCTCCAGGCGTTCCAGCGGTGTGGCAGTCTGTTCGGTCTGCACCTGCTGCGGCGTCAGCAGCCCAGCTTCCTGCTGCGTGCTCTGTTCCAACTGCTGCGGCTGCACGGCTGCGGCCTGCGCCGCCGTCGGAAGACTTGGCTGCTGTGCCTGCTGGTTTTGTTCCGCTGCCTGCACTGCAATCTGCGCAGCCGCTGCCGCTGCGTTCCCATTTTGCAGAGCCTGCCCGCTCTCCGGCGGCTGTGTGTTCTGCGTTCCAGCCTGTCCCTGCTGCAGTCCCTGCTGGATGGCGGTCTGCAGCTCCTGCTCCACCTGCTTCTGCATCTGCGGGTCTGTCGGTGTCGTTGGCAGGTCTGCCGCCGTTGGCAGCTGGCCCGTGCTTCCGCCGCCCGGCAGCATGACGTTCGGTGTCTGCATGGCGCTGGACGCCGCAGCGTACCCGTTGACATACGCCCGCATCGCCTCGTCGATGAGATCGAGCGTTTCATTCAGATTGTCCACGGCCTTCTGCTGGCCCGCAATGTAATAGCTGTTGACGCTTTCACGCAGGCTCTGCGTCTGCTGCATGATGAACTGCGCCCGCTGCGCCTTTGCTTCCGGCGTCATGTTTTCCGTTCCGGCCGTCATTGCGCGGTATCCCTGCTCAATGGCCTGGTATGCCTGGTTCATCTGCGCCTTCTGCTGCTGTGTCGTCTGGTAGCTGCTGATTGCGCTGCTCAGCACAGAGAACGCAAACGCCGTCACGAGGTTTGTGGCGATCTCTTCTTTCGTCGGCTTTTCATCTGCCGCAAGATAGCCGACTGCCTGGTTCACGCTCGCGTTCGTCACGCCGCTTGCCGTCTGCCGCAGAAACTCCATGAACGGCGTCATCATATGTGTGTCGCGCAGCACGTTGGCAAGGCCTGTTCCTACCAGTCCGCCTGCCAGATTGCCAGCCATGCCCTGTGCGCCGCTGATGGCAATGCGTTTGAGGTAATCTTCCGTGCTCATGTCGCCCATGGCGGCTGCACCTGCATTGTGTACGGCATCAGCTCCGGCGAAGCTCAGCGCTCCCGCCGCCACCTTGAAGCCGAGGCTGCCGGTGTTCATTCCTGCTGCCGCAAGCCCGGCGCCCGCCGCTTCTCCGATGCCGGACATCAATGCCAGGCTTCCCGCGATCTTCGCGCCGCCCGCGAGTACCGGATGCTCCGCCTGCGCCCGCTGTGCATTTTCCATCTGCCGGTGATACTCGTCCTCGTTCGCGCCGAGCGCTTTTCCGACTGCAGCCGCAGCCGATGTCACACCCAGTCCCTCCTGCAGCCCGCTCGCAACCGCCGTCTGCCTGGAGTACAGTCTCGTGTAAAGAACATCGTAAATCTGCTGCCACTGCTTTGCCGCCTCTGTGTCACCCTTGCGCATCGCTTCCTGGTACGGTGCAAAGGCCGTCACATTCTGCTCATAGCCTAGAAGCCCGCCGAACCCGCTCTGCGTGCCGATGATCTCTTCTGCCTCCTGCTTCTGGCGTTTTGTCCAGGTTCCCGGAACGCTGGCCAGCGCAATGAGCCGGTCTTTATATCGTCCCACATTTTTCGCGGTGTACGTCTCCGGCCGCTTCGTGCCCTGCATCTGGCTCTCGCTTTCCTGCCGGTCAATCTCGTCCTGCAGCGCCTGGATGCGCCGGTCTGTTTCGCTCTGCGCAGAGTCTGCCCGGAAAGTTGGCAGCGTCGAATCGCTGGCTTTGCCCAGCATGGAAAGGATACCGGGCTGCTGCGCTTGCTCCTGCTTCTTCTGGCTCTCCAAGATGGCGAGCGTCCGTTTCATGCCCTGCAGCTGATCGTGTGCTGCCGTTTCGTCCAGCGCCTGCTCGCGCTGCGTGGTGTAGTAATAATCCTGCGCATCATGCAGCTTTTCTGCGTAGCTGTTCGCAGCATCCACTGTGTCAAATACGCCCAGAAACTCCCCGGTGTCATAGAAGTGCTGCAGAATTTCGTCTCCGTCGCTGCTGCGGTATGCCTTCCCGTCTTTCATCCAGACCGACGGAAGCAGCACCTCCTTGCCCTGAATGTTGAAGCTCGTGCTGTCCACGGTCGAGATGCTGCCGTCGGCGTTCCGATACTGCGGCCGGTTGTAAAGGTCGATGTTGCCCACGCCATACTGGCCGATCTCCTGGTTGTATCGCTCCTTCTGCCGCTGAGAAGTTGGGGCCGGTGCGCCGAGTCCTGCAATGCTGGCAGGCGTCGCCGTCCGGTCGAAGCCGCTTCTCTCGCGCTGTGGAGCCTTCTGTTCCTGTGCCTGGCGGCGCTGCTGCGCGGCGCTCTGTGCCTGGCGGATGAAGTCCTGCTTATTGAGGACGCCACCGGCCTCCTGGCCGGCGGTCTGTTCCCAGTTGCTCTGCTGCTTGTTCGCTTTGTTCAGGAAAGATTTCTTGGAAATAACGCTCATGCTTTCCTCCTTACTTGTACTTCACGGAGTCGTCGATCTTGATTCCGCTCACCTCGTAAATCCGTTTCGCCACGTCAGACCACTGCTGCTTCGACATCTGCCCGCGTGCGCCGACGGCCACATCATAGGCCCTGTCATAGTTGCCCTGGCCGAGCAGTGTCGAGATCGTCCGCTGTACGCCGTTATACGAATCTCTCGCCATGGCCACGTTGCCGCTGTAGCTGCCGCCGCCGTTGATCTTCGAGCCTCCAGCGCTTCCGGAGCCGGAACCGCCGCCTCCGCTTCTTGTGCCCTTGGCTGCCAGCGCCGCCTCGTATGCGGACGTGTCGATGCCCAGCTTCCGGAGGTACGAATAGTCGCCGTACTGCGCAGCCAGCTGCGCCTTCTCCAGTGCCTCGCCGCGAAGTCCCGTCTGCTGGTTGATCTCGTCGAGCAGGTTCTGGTAGTTGAAGCTGCGGTCTGTGTTGTACTGGTTCAGCTCGTTCAGATACTTCGTGTAGTCCAGCTGCTCCAGTGCGCTCGCCGTCTGCACGTCGTTTGCAATCCGGCTGTAAGCATCTGCCCATGTCTGGTAATCGAAGTTCCGGTTCGTGTTGTACTGCTGCAGCTCGTTGAGATATTTGTCATAGTCCGACTGCTCTGCGCCCTGCACGGCGCCCAGATCGCTGAGCTTCATGTTGTAGTCGTTCATGTACTTGTTGTAGGCCAACTGATAAAGCTCCGGAATCTTGTCTGTCATCTGCGCCGCATAGTAGTCTCCGGCCTGCGCCGCTGCCGTCGCCGCATAGCTCGATGGGATGCCGCCGGACGCTGCTGCCGCTGCGCCGATGGCGTTCTGCTGTGCACGGTCTCCTTCGCGGGTGTACTGCTTGCGGTACTGGCTGTAGAGCTGGTCGCGCTCCGGGTCATAGCTGAACTCTTCTCGGTTCAAAATCTGCTTCAGCAAATCCTGAATGGTCTCGTCGTACCGGTTCGTGTATTCCGGCTGAGCGACGTCATAAGAATAGTTGCCATAGTTCAGCTGCTTGTTCAGAAGATCGTCCACCAACCCCGTGCGGCTCGAAGAGTACGTCGGCTTTGCATCCTGCTGGAAGCTGTTCGGGGAAAGTGGGTCGAGGTAGAACTGTGAACCCGCTCCGCCGCCCGTGTAGTTTCCGTAGCTGCTACGGATACCTTCCGCGCCCAGGTTCGCCAGCGCCCGCTGTTCCGGCGTCGTGGCGTTGTGGTAGTCGCGCTTGTATTTCAGGATGCTCATTCCTGCATCCGGATTCTGCTGTGCCAGTTTCAGATCGGCCGCCGAGAACTCGCTGCCAAGTCCGGAGTTCGTCAGCTCCCGCTGAAACTCATCGTATGTAAATCTCTGTGCCATTGTCGTCTCCTTTCGTGGTTACAGTTCGCTTCCCGTGTAGACCTCGCGCACCAGCGAATACAGCCTGCATCCGCCGCTGCCCGTCATCCGGATGCGGAAGTGATCGCACCGGCGCGGCACAATCGGCAGATAGAAGCTGCGTTTCTTTTCCGCCTGCAGCGTCTTCACCTCGCGCCAAACGCCGTCTGAGTCAAACTGCATCTCGATCTTCACGCTGGCCCCTTCGTCCAGCTCCAGCCGCACCAGCAGCTTTCCGATGCCCTTCTTCTGCGGAATCGGCACCGATGCCGAGGAATACGTTGTGTACTCGTAGAAGTCCGCCCACTCTGTCATCCAGGAGACCTCCGTCTCCCGAACCGCCGTGTCGGGCGCTGTCCTGGCATTGCCGTTCAGTAAGAGTCTTCCGTCTGCAGCCAGAAAATACAGTTCCTCGTTCCAGCCCCAGCCGACAGCCTCCAGCGCATCTTCCCGGTGCCACAGGCCCCGCAATGTGTCATACACGAAAAGATGCCAGGCGCCCGCCGTGTCCTTCATCGAGACGTAATACTTCGTTCCGTCGCTGCCGCCCACGGCGTTCCGGAACCGCTGCGTGCCGAACGCCGCGCCCACCTGCTGCGGGATGCCGCCGGAGTAGGCGACAATGCCCGTGCGGGCCAGGTAGAAAAGCGTCTCTCCGGCAATGGCAATGGATGCGTCGCTGCCAGCTTCCACGCCCAAAGAGGCGCTGCCCATCACCTGGAAGTTTGACGGCTTGTCTCCGTAGACCTTGTAGATGTGCTCTTCCTTGAAAAAGCATGGATAGCCCAGGTAGCTGCAGCACGCCGTGAAGTCGCCCGCGCTGCCGACATTTACGCTGTAGCTGTCCGTGGCCACGCCGTCAAATACGTTCCAGTTGAAGATGTCTCCGAGCTTGCTGGCGTAGATCGTGTCTTCCTTGCAGCCCCAGAGCCTGTTCTCGTTCTCGCACAGAAAGTCCATATCCGGCACGGTTCTCTTGACGGTCAATGTCTCCGTGTCCCCTCCGCTTCCGATCGTGAAGGTATTTTCGTAGAAGCGGAGGTAGTCGCCGTCGATTTCCCGGATGATCGGCGTTTTGTTGTTGCTCTCATGCTTCACTGCGCCGGAGATCGTCACCGCATCTCCGACCTTGAAGATGGAATCCCATGCCGCACCGGACGCATAGATCGTGTTGGCCTTTGCGTCCTCGCCTGCGTAGATTCCGTCCTGAATTTTTGCGCTGCCGGTGAAGCTCGCTTCCAGCGCGCCGAACTCGTCCGTCAGGCGGTTATAATACTTCTTGTCCGGCAGGATGATGATGTACGCACCCAGACTCGCAAACTTCTTTCTCCCGTTCGTGACAGTTCCCTTGAGCGTTCCGTCTGCGTAGAACCCCGTTCCGTCCACCCAGTACAGCCCGTCGTGCGCGTAGAACCCGTTCGGTTTTGTGAGTGTGCGTACCTTCCAACGCGGGCGCCTGGGTGCGAGCAGGGGATAGAAGTCGCTCGTCATATTTTTCATGTCCCAGATGTCGCCGTTGTCTGCGCCGAGCGTGTGGTTGTACCCGCCGAACTTTGTCTGCTTGTATTTCTGGATACCGTCCTGGTTTGCCATTGGTGGCAGTCCGATCATGCGCCGTCACCTCCGAACCGGATGAACCCCTCCAGCGCTTCCAGATGGATGGGCTTGATCTTCTGCGGCTCCGGAACCGCCGCCGGTTTCCAGTCGATCTCCGTCTCGACATTGGCCAGCTCAAACCGTCGCGTGTTATATTCCGGTGCGTCTGCCGGGTCTTTGAAGAGGAAGGTGCCGCGCTCCGTGAAGGCAACGTTTCCTTTCTCGTCGAGCTGCCCGAACTCCTGCGTCAGCTTATTCTCTTCGCGGATATAGAAGTCCACAGAGGGCTGCAAGGCCCGCCGCAGTCTTGCCAGCGTGAAGGCCGTCTTGTAGTCCCATTCCATCTGCGAAAGATAGTTCACCGCCATGCAGGCGTTGACGCATCGGATGAGTGTTGTTTTCATGCTGTGCTCCTTTCAGCTCGTGCTCAGCGGCGAATCGTTGATGTAGACCGTGCCGTAGAATTTGATATTCCCGCCCGACGAGATCGTCACGCCGCTGTTGCCGTAGATGTAAATATTGTCGTCCGCCTCGATGGAGATGCCGCCCGCCGACTGCAGCTTCATGGCAAACGACACGCCGCGAATATAGTTCGTGTAGATGAACATTCTGTACCGGTTTTCATACTGGCTGCCCGCTCCGTTGGCGTCCAGCCGGATGCCGCCTGCGGTGTAGCTGCTGTTCATATAGCAGAACTCGATCTCGCCGCCCCAGATGCCGTTCGACTGCAGGATGCTTCGGAAGGTGCTGCCTTCGATGGTGCAGCCGTAGATGTCGATGGCGTCGATCGTGCCGGTCGTGATGTTGCTGCCGTTGATCGTCGTCTGTCCTGCGGTGGACAGGTCTGAGAACGTGACCATGCCGCTGAAGCTGATCGACTTGCTGGACACCACCACGCCGTCGCGCATGAGCTTGATCGTGCTGCTGCTTTCTCCGTTGGAGACCGACAGCGTGATGCTGTTGACCGTCTGTGTCAGAGACGATACGCTGCCGTCCAGCGTCGTGATTCTGCTCTGCAGCGCTGTCGCCGTCTGCTGCAGCGACGAAACATCTCCTTCTGCGTTCGTGATGCGCGTCGTCAGGCTGTTGGCCGTCGCAGTTAGAGACGTGATGTTTCCTTCTGCATCTTCCAGCCTCGCACCCAGGCCCTCTGCCGTGACCTGCAGCGCAAGAATCTGCTTCTCGTCATTTTCTAGCTGCACATATACCGGCTCCGTGATGATGTTCACGATCTCATCAAAGCCTGTCTCATTGAAGTTGTCTTTGTCCAGATTGCAGAACGAATACCGCAGCTGCTCCAGCAGCATATAGAGATAGCTCGTGATCTGCTCGATCTTGTCCTTGTCGGACGTTTCTTTCGTGAACTGTGGAAACCCCGTGTCCGCGCTCAAAATATTGGATGGCACCGTATCGCCTCCTTAGCCTGCAGCCTTGCCGCCACAGCCTTGCCGTCGAAGACCGTCTTGCCGGTCACGCCCCACATTCCCAGGCAGTAGACCTGGTAGTAATACTCGTCCGTCTCCTGGAAGCTCTCCAGCGTCCGGATGGCCGCGTCGTCCAGGAACCGATTGTCCTTGTAGGTGGACTCATGCACCCGCGCCCGTGGGTCTTTTCGGTCGAAGAACCGTTTCTTCAGCCAGTGCTTGATGCTGATCGGGTTGAAGGTGAGGATGATCTGCTGATACTCCCGCGTCCGGCCGCGCAGTCGGATGTCCAGCTGGTTGAAATCTCCCTCCAGCAGTTCGCTCGCTTCTTCAATCCAGATGCCCGTGATGTTGTAGATCGACTTCAGCTTCTCGACGTCGTCCAGACCTGCGAAGATGATCTCGCTTCCGTTGCGGAACGAAATAGCAAGGTCTGATTTGTTGGCTTTGTATCCGCTGTCCGGATAGAAGTCCATCAACTGTCCGAGCAGCTGCTTGAAACAGCTCTCCCGCAGCGTCCTGGCGACCTTCCGGCAGACCAGAAACCGGTGTCCCGGCTCCGTGATGGCCCGCTCCAGAATCTTTCGCCCCGCGAAGATCGACTTTCCGGAACCGCCGCCGCCCTTCAGAACCAGGTATCTGTGTTCGTCCCAGAACAGTGGCAGGAACGTGCGGTTGTTCGTCTCCCGGAGATTCCGGAACCACAGCGCACATTCGACCTTCAGGTCAAGTTCCTTCTGCGTCTGCTTCTTCGCCATCGTCTTCTCGCTCCGTCTCCAGCAGCGCGTCGCGTTCCTCGGCCAGCAGTGCCAGCTTGTCTGCAATGCGCAGCTCACCGGCGCCCATCGAGCTGCGCGTCTTTTCACCCAGCTCAACTTCCTGCTTCTGCCGCCAGCCGTAGTTATTCTGCAGATTGAAGATGATGCCCTGCAGTCCCTTCTCCCGTGTCAAAAGCTCCTGCTCCAGATACGCTTCAATCCGCGCTCTGGCTTCGGCTGCCACGTCTGCCAGCTCCGGATGCAGCGCAGGGTCTGCGTAGTTCTGCCAGGTGCTGCGGTCAATGCCCAGCTGCAGGCACAGCCCGGCGATCGACGGCGGCACAACGTACTGCAAAATCTGAATCTCATCGCCGTCGTCGTTCCGGATGATGCCGCCCGTGTCGTCTCTGGCCAGAACTGTGCGCGAAATGCTGCGGAAATACCGTTCCGTTTCCTCCCGCAGCTTCTTTCTGGTGTATTTTTTGGGCCTTCCTGCCGCCATCTGCGCCACCTCCCGTCCCGGCGCTCTAAGGTTCCCGCGCGTGTGCGCCCGTATGCGTGCGCTTGTCGTGGGGAAAAATTCAAATATACTCTCCGCACCGCTCAAATCCCGCCTAATGCGCGGCGCCCTCCCGCAGGGTCTTGCTGCAATATCGAGTGCATGCCCCGTCACGATGCCATGATACTGGAAAAGTCACGTCACGAAGTGTCAACTTTTTCGGCACCTTGCACAAAAAGCAGGGCTGCACGCCTGCAGTCCCGCTTTTCGTTGCCCGAATTATAGCTTTTTGGGGAAATCCTCGTAGTACCTTCGCACCATTCGGTGCAGTGTGGACTTGCTCAGGCAGTGCTTCATGCACACCGCCGTCGCCGTCGCGTCTGTTGTCACGAACTCAAACAGCGCCTGGTAGCTCTCCCCGCCATGTTCCAGGCACAGGTTGAGGATGACCCGCTGGTCTTCTTCCGGCAGGTCTTTGTAAAGGCGTGAGGTGAAATAGATATACCCCTGCCGGTTGTAGTCTACCTTCACGCCAGATTTGAAACGGAACATTCCCTCACGCCCTTTCTCTTACGCCGTCGTCTGTCTCATGCGCCTGCGAAGCTCTCGCGGATGACGCCGCCGCGCACCCGGAAGCTGACGACGTGGTATCTCCTCAGTGGGTGGATGTACGTCACCGTCCCCGTGAATAGCTTGCGCTCCTTCTTCGGCTGCTTTCTGTCTTTTGCTTGGACGATCTCCGTCTCCCCGAATGTCTCCGGGATTCTCTGTACGATGTCTCCGATCTTCATGTTCATATCTCCTTGATCTCGATTCCGTATCTGTCCTGCATCATCTTCCGCTTGATGATATACTTCTGTGTCCGCGTCGCCCGGCTCTTCACGTCCTCGACGATCTTCTCCCAGCCGGTCTGCGTCTTCCGCTCATAGCAGAAGTCCGCGCAGTACCGGATGGCGCGGATGCGTCTTCCGTCCGGCGTGGTGTATGCTTCCTGCAGCGTGAAGTCCTGCTGCAGCCGCAGCTCGCGGATGAGTCCTGCCTGCAGCATGGCTTGCAGTTCCCGAAACCTTCCAGCCTCCTTCTTGCTGTCAAAGCGGATGCCCTCTGCCATCTCCGGCTCGTTCCGGTACTTCCTGGCCTTCTGTATCTGCGCTGTTTTGAGCTGAGCGAGTGCCTGCTGCTGCGCACGCAGCGGCAGGTCTTCCAGCCGTATGCCTATTGCCCCCACCTCCGTCTCATCTCGAAGTGAATATAAACGCCCTTGTTGACGGCGTTGCGGACATAGCTGATGGATGTCAGCTGGTATTCCGGATACCGCTGCTCCAGCTGCACCCATGCGTTCTTTTCCTCGATGGCGTCTACCAGGCTTCCCACCTCGTCCATCGTGATCTTCCCGTCGTATTGTGCAGGCTCCGGCTGTATCAGGTTCCGGCTCTGGTTCCAGTGGCGGAAGAACAGTTTGTCCTTCGCAATGTAGTGCGCAAGGCCCGTTACGCCATCCGGCCCGAACTGCAGGCGAATGCTGTTTGCATATCCGCGTCCCCACAGCTTCTCGATCTCATCGCGGTCGAGTCCGCCGCTGATGATGAGATGGTGGTGGATGCGGTTTGTCTTCTTTCCGTATTCCGTGCAGCTGATATACTTGAACTCCTTGCCGAGCTTGGTGTACCGCCGCTTCAGACGGCGGATGTAATTCTGCAGATCGCGCTGGGCGCCCTCTTTCGTCTCCGGTTCTTCTCCCGGCCGGTAGGTGAGATGCAGAGCGATGTCGTCTTCCGTGAAATTCGTATGTACCAGGCGCGTGAGTCTCTTCTCTGCGTTCTTCTGGTTAAGTCTTCTCTGAATCTCGCTCGTCGGCTTGCAGCGGCTGCGTCTGCGGCCTGGCTTCTGAAACACCGGATATATGTCCGCGTCCATGTAATTGCCGCAGACATATACGCTTTCGCGGATGAAGGTGCGCCCCTGATACATGGCCCTGTGCCCTCCTTCGGAGAATGGTTGCTAAGTTAAGATTGCTTACAAGCCTTAATTCGCGCGTACGCGCGAATATATAATGTATATGGCCAGCCTGCCATCGTCAGTGCCGGGAGGCTGTCCCCGGCAGACAGGGCGCAGCTGCGCCCTGTTTCGGCTAATGTTCTTTCTGAATGAAGTATCCTCGGCACCAGGCTGGCGGCCTTCCGTCTGCGCAGCCGTCCATTCGCGTCGGAAATAGCTGGGTAATTCTTCCATAACAGGTACTTGGCTGCAGCATCCGGATTCCGTCCGGCCTCGGAGGTGTTTGCTCCGCTGCGCCTGCTCGGTACCCGCAGCGAAGCGCCGTCATGCCGCCCGGCTGCTCTTCGCGGAAGGCCCATGCGCAGCTGCTGCATCCCTGCTTCCTCGTCACGCTGGCCCCAGCTTTTCTGTCTCGCACGCTCTGGCAATGAGCGTCCATCGCTGCTTCCATGTCATGGCCGCCGCAATGATGGCCCGCAGCCGGTCGACGCCCTCTACCTCGACCGTTCCATACGCCTTGTGCGTCACGCGCCAGCGAAAGTTCTGCGTCTGTTTCTGCATCGTGCGCTCCTTTCTGCGCCGATCTGCACGCGCACAGGCGTGCAGATCATAGGTAGATTCCGGATTAAAGGCAGAAGCCGAAGGCCACGCCATTGGCACGGCTGGCGCTGCCACGGTTCGCGTCGCCGTTGCTGTCGACCAGGCAGAACCTCGTGGAGTTGCTGGCATTCGGCGAGCGGAGCCAGTACCACCATGTTCCTCTTCCCGGAACTTCCTTCACGCGGCTGCGTTCCGAGTCAAACAGTTCAAACTGTTCGTCTCCCAGATCGCCGGGCGCCCACTCAGCCGCCGCGTCTGCGCCGAACATTTCCGTAAACGACGGCAGCCACAGCTTGTCCTGCGTCTGCACTTCTTTGCCGTCGATCATCTGCCGGATGGTGCGCGGCACGATCATCGCCTGCAGCTCTTTCGGCAGTCGAGGCAATACATCTTCGTTCAGCCACTTGCGCATCGCGCTGTCCTTCCAGCCGCCTTTGTTCGTCGCGTAGTCGTTCATCGCGTGCATCTGCCCCATGCAGTCCTTCAGTACAACCATCACGCGGCCTTCCTTCGTGACGTGCACCACCTGCGCCGTCAGCTGCTCAAACACATCATTCTCATTGTCTGCGTCCGCTTCAAGAGAGACCGGGAACTCGCTGCCGACCTCCAGCATGATTTCCGCCAGGTTCATCTGCTCCTGCACGGTCTTCAGCTGCGCCCAGTCCGTCGTGATCGTCGTTCTTTTTGTGATGTCAAACATATCTTTTCCTCCTGAATCTGTCCGTCAGCCCATCATCTCTGCCAAATCGAGCAGCAGTCCGATGGTCTCGTCATACTTTGCTTCCAGCCGCAGGGCGCAGTTCTCCATGCTCTCGTCTCCGAACGGGCAGGCGAAGTGTCTGGCCTCGTCGCAGACCTGCCGCCCACATTCGTTTGCCAGCTCTACGATCTCCCTGGCGCCCTTCAGACGTGTGCGCAGCTTCTGAAACTGTTCGATCTTTGCCGGGCTTAGAACCTGATGCTCATACAGCCCCAGCTGCTGCACGAGGTCTTCTTTCTTCTCCGCGCTCCAGTACCCGCTCTTGATGCCGCTGCAGCGCTCTGCCGTCATAGCCTTCATACCGTCACTTCCACTCCGTGTCGTCCTTCTGCGGCGCAGCCTGCTGCGGTACAACCTGCTTGTGGTGTGCTCCGCATTTTTCGCAGTAGTAATGCCGCACGCAGCCGTCCGTCCGCTCCAGAACCCATGCGTGGTTGCATTGGCTCCGGTCTGCGATCTTCGGCAGCCGCTGCTCCAGACGTTCCAGTTTCCGTCTGCGCCACTCGTCCACGGCATCCCGGCAGTCGTGCAGCAGCATCATCTGCTCCAGCATGATCTGCACGTCTGCGATCTCTTCGGCGATGGCATCCGCGTTGTCCTCTCCGCGCACGCTTTTGCAAAGCTCTTTCTGCAGCTCAGAAAGTTCCTCTGCCGCCACGACGCTCTGCATCTCCGCGCCCCAGGCCCGCAGCGCCCTGTTGCAGAGCGTGCGCATCTCATCGAGTGCTTCGTCGTCCAGGCCCGGCGCTGTGCCTTTGCGGTTCGCCTTGTTGAAGACGTCCCACTGCAGCCGGTATCCTTCCAGCTCCCAGAGCTTGTTCGCGATATGCTCCAGGCAGATGCGCTCGCCCGTGCGCTTGTCGTAGTTCGCCGGGTCAACGCACGCGCTGTCTGCCGTCAGAACGAACCCGTTCTTCAGCTTCGCCGTTACCACCGTGCATTTCCCGAACAGCGTCAGTGTGCGGATGTCCGCTTCGCTGAGAAGCGCGTCGATTCTCTCCTTGGTGATCTTAATATCGCTCATGGCTTATCCCTCCTTCACATTCCCGGCGCCTCAATGATGTGGACGCCGTATTCCTCTGCGCAAATGTGCTCGATCTTGCAGCCGCGTGCGCCTTCCCAGCCTGTTGCAAAATATGCAATATCCGCTGTTGCAAGCAGCTTCAGGCTTTCGCCCAGGAACCAGAGCGGCCGGTTGCACGCCGGGGCGTTTTCAAAGTAGCTGTCGATGATCTCGACTTCGTCCCCGACGGCTTCTTTCGCCTGGCAGATCGCGGCCTTTCGCTCTGCCAGGATTTCCTCCTTGCTCTTGCCCTGCATGGGCTGCGATATGAACAGCTTCTTCATTCGTGTATCCTCCTTGTCTTCAAATTCTTTCAAGTGCTCGCGCAGCTCCGCGCATACCCACGCCGCCTGATATAGCAGCCCGATCACGTGTTCTGTTGCTCTCACATCGTCAAAAAGCCATTCCGGCATCATCATAATCAGGTCATCGTCAGAAATATCCGACTCCACATATGGGCACTGGTAGCTCAAAATTTCCCGCGTCAGATTGAGCAGGGAAATATCTGCACCGTTCTTTCCATATTCGCGCACCCAGACCTCTTTGTCCTTGACATAAAACAGGTTGAGCGCCATTTCGAGATTGTTCTTCGGGGTATCTGTTGTGATCCTCATGCGTTCCCTCCTTCTTGCAATTATTCCGCCGCTTTGGCGGCTAGGTATCTGATCGCGTCGTCCATCGTGATTTGCTCTGCCGCATTTATCAGAGTCACTTCCGGGTCTCGCCACTCGACGCCGATATAATCCAGCACGCGACCCCAGCCGTACCAGTTCCCGCGATCGTCCTGCATGACATGGTTCATCCACATTTCCCATTCTTTCGGGTTCCGCTCCCAGAGCCGGTCGAACCGATGCGGACGTTTCTCCATGTGTATGCCAAAGCCGCACATACTGCACCCAGTTCTCTGCGCTTTCGTTGTCCGCAGCGTTCCGTCTGCGTCTCGCGCGATCTCGCCGTAAATTTCCGGAACCGGCACCTGCAAATCTAACGCGAGCTGCAGCAGGTCTTGTCTTGAAAAAATTGCGAATGGGCAGCTGCGCTTTGTACCTGCTGATATGTAGTTGCACCCGTGCATCATCAAAGCCTTCTGTCTGCGCCCACCTTCAGACGCCATCAGCCCCATGTATGGAAAGCACCCAGTTTCCTTTGCATAGTCATTGCACGGCTTTTCCTTCAGGTAGTAGCAGCATTTATCCGACACAAGGAAGTCCGGCGTCATGTAGTTGACGTCCTCGCGCTCGTTTTCGTATCCGCCGAACAGCTCCAGCCACTTCTGCGCCAGCTTCATTCGTGTCCCCGTCCGGTATCCACCATAGGCCCCAGTTTCTCCGGTGATGATTGCATGACGAACCGTCGCGTTTTTCTCGCTCGGATTCTGAAGCAGCGAGATTTTCCCGGCGACCTCTTTTGAGATGACCGGCCATCCATATTCCCGCAGCACTTCGACCTTGCTTTTCAGCGGCTTCAGCGGCTGCACGCCAAGCTGTTTGTGCACGCTCTGGATGGACTTGTCCTCCAGCGATGAGACCGAAACCGCAGGCACATCAATCCCGATGCTGCGCAGGAATAAAAGCAGCGTGATGGAGTCCAGGCCGCCGACTGCGACATAGCAGTTCCCTGCGACATCGGGGTGGTTGTAGAACTCCCACGCACGGATTCTCGCGTATTTCACCTTGAAGGCATAATCCATCTGCTGCTTTACGCGGAAATCAGCGATCTTGCGGTCTGTGTCCATCCGCGCGTTTCGCTCCAGCACATTCTCTTTCACGTCCGCACAACTCCTTCCGCCTCGTCCTTCTCCCGTTTTTCTCTGCACCACTCCGCGATCTCCGGGCAGTTGAACCGCCCCACGCAGACATCCTCGTCGCACATCGGGCAGCACACCCATGGCGCCTCCCGCATATACGGGTCAACCTTCTGCTCCATGATCTTCTCTCCCTTCCACGCGGTACAGCCTGCCGCTTCGCAGCGCATACAGCCCGCCGACCGTCAGCTCCACTGGCCACGGCATGATCTCCGCCCGCTTCGACTCCCACGTAATCTCTCCGCTGTTTCCGATCTGCACGCGGCGCACCCGATACATCATGGTCTTTCCTCCCTAACTTTCGTATGGAGACGGCCAGCTCCAGTCCCAGTATTCGCCGCCGTCCCACTCGGTTCTGAACGTGTTGTGTTTCCCATCTCCGCCGAAGAAGAGATATTCCGGTGGCAGCACGCGGCCCACATCTGTCTCGCCCTGTTTTTCCCGCTGCCATCTGTCGATGACATCCAGCGCTAGTTCTTTGAGCACCGGAAGCACCGGGTTCGTCGGGTCGTACCCGTGATACTGTGCGCTCTGCGTGACGACGCCGATGATGTTGTCCGGATAATACGGGTCATCGCTGTCTACGCGGTTCAGGATGTTCCAGTAGATCGCGGCCCACTCCGTTTTCGACTGGCAAATCCAGCCCTCGCCGAAGCACGCCTGCGCCATGTACCGGGCCTCTTCGTCCCAGTCCTGCTCCGGCTCCGGTTCTTCTTCCGGTTCCGGATTCTGAGCGGGCAGCTCGTCCAGTGTCAGCTCCTGTGCCACCGTCTGCGCGGCTGCTGCTTCCGCCGCCTCCTTTGCTTCCTGCTTGCTGCGGTGCCGTGCAGTGCAGGCCAGTACCACGCCAGTTGCCAGGACGCACACTGCTACCAGCAGCTGCAGCTGGCGGATTCTTCTCTGCCGCCTCCGGGAGTACCTGCGTCTATGGCCTTGCTGCATACCGGAATCCTCCCGCCGCCCAAGTGAGCAGCACACCAGCCGCGCCGGTTCCCATCGCGCGCACCGTGCCGATGCCGAGCGCCATGGTTCCGTTCTCCATGCCACCGACGACGCCCAGCAGAAGCAGAAAACAAAGTGCCGCCAGCACGCCGCAAATCTTCCGTCTTGCCCGCACATCCTTCCGGCTGCGGTGCCGTGTCCGCTGCGTATGCTCTCGCAGCACAATGATCTTCTGCTCCATCTTCCTCGTCCTCTCTTTATAGGAATGGCAGCGGCTCGCTGCCGCTCAGTTCTGTCCAGGTATCCGGCAGATCATCGTCCGCAAGCGGTGCATCTGCGGCTGCGTCCTTCCGGCTGTCCGCAAAATACATACTTTCAACCTGAAGCTCTGCGCTCTTCCGGCTCTGATCGTGCCGGTCTTTCCATGTCCTGGTCTGCATCCGGCCCGCAGCCACGGCCATGCGTCCTTTGGAGAACCATTTGCAGATAAACTCTGCCGTGTTCCGCCAGGCTGTGCAGTCGATAAAATCAGCAGTTCGCTGGCCGGTCTGCTCGTTCGGCTTTCCGTCCCGTTCTACGGCCAGCGTGAAGCTGCAGCAGGCGACGCCGGAGTTCGTGTGCCGCAGCTCTGGGTCTGCTGTCAGCCGTCCCATGATGATGCAGCTGTTCAGCATGTTCCCAGCTCCCACTTCGCCATAATGTTCTGCGCGGCCCGCTCCGTCAGCCCGATGAAATCCTCGTCCGTCGTGCCCATGAGAATTGCGTTGCCAACGATGACGTCATTGTAGGCAGCAGACAGATCTGTCGCCGTCCGATTGACCGGCAGGCTCTGCAGCTTTCCTTCCTCGTTGACGATGAGTGCGAGGCCGACGCCGGGTTCCTGGCTCCATCCCTGTGCCAGTGCTGTCGGCGCCGCCTCGATGTGGCCTTCTACGATCTTCTGCATCTCTTCCAGACTCAAGCAGTCTCCGGGGTAGCAGTGCAGCAGTACGCAGACCCCGTCGGTCTTAATGATGATGGCGTATCTTTCCATGGTTTCCTCCTATCCTTCAATCGCTGCCGTTATGTTGTCGATGGCGTCCTGCAGACTGTCATAAGCGTCCGACAGATTGCTGCAGGCCTCGTCGGCCCGCTCGTATTTCTCGCTGCCCTGAAGGTTCTCCGGCATATTGTCCCGGTACTCTTCCTCCTGTTCCTGCAGTTCCTGGAGCAATTCCTGCAGCGTTTCAAGCTGGTCTGTGATCTCTCTCAAATCCTTGCGCCTGAGCTTGTTCATACCGTCGTTCCTTTCTCATTCGATACTCACATTGCGGGCAGATGTACCAGCCCTTCGGGGCGAAGAGGCTTACGTTCCAATCCAGCCCGCATCCGATGCACGTCTCATACCTGTTGCCCGGAATCCTGGCGAACCTCGCCGCCTTCGTTCTTGCCACGCCGCCTGCACCTCCCGTCGTTCTCCGGATTCTTGGAACCCTTGTTCCGCCGGGCAAGGGCGGCCTTGCGCTGTGCCAGCTCCGCATCGTAGACCCTCCGGCCCAGCTCGTCCATCTCACCTGTGTCGCCGCGCTTCAGCTCGCGGTAGATCGTGACGTAACACACGCCGATCTCGACGGCGATCTCTTCTGCGCTGTGCCCTGCGCTGTGCATCTGCTCAATGCGCTTGCGCTCAAACAGCTGCAAATCCTTCGCGCCGCGCCGGACATTTGCCTTGCTTTCCATGCTCTGCACCTCCTGTCTCACATTTCTGCGCATAAAAAAAGAATTGCAAGAAAGGCTTAAAACCTTTTCTTGCAATTCATTTTACAGGGCACGATTTTCGCCATGTTTTCTGTTTCTGCAAAAAGTTTGCATATTTCCGCGCTGCACT